CGGCGAACCCCAGCTGGACGGCGCTCCCTGGATACGTGACCGGGGCAATCGCCTACACGGGCAACGCGACGAACGGGATCAAGCTCACCAGCTCGACCGGTGGCGGCATCGTCGCACCTCAGCAGGGCGACACAGTGGAGCAGCGGGCGCAGTGGACCCACTTCGCCGCTTCCTCGCCGAACGGCGCGATCTGCCCGCTCATTCTGGATGCCGGAAACTGGATCGGCATCTCCACAAAAACGGCCTCTCTCATCACCGTTCGCTACGGCCTTGCCAATAACGGGGGCACGACGCTGGCGACATTTACCGCCCCCGGCTCCGCGTCGGGCGATACGATTGTCTGCCAGATCAAGAACATCAGCGGTGTGTACACGGTGGAGGTGTCCCTGAACGGCACCAAGTTAGCTCTTGCGAGCGGCAGCGCTGACGTAACCGCGATTGTGACTGGCGGCGGGCCACTTGCTGCGGCTCGCAAGTCGGGGATCATCTGCCGAACGGGTTCCTCGTCCGCATACATCCGAGCGTGGACCAACCAAGTCGCGAGTGCGCCGCTATGATCCTCCTAGCCCTAGCTGCCGTACTGACCTGCCCTCCCGGTACCAAGCAGGCGCGCCAGTACGGCAAACCCCGCTGCGTGAAGGTCAAGGCGTCCGTCGCCGCCCCCTGGACCCTAGCAGCCCCGCTCCGCACCTATCCGGCAGGCGCAAAGCGCGTGTGGCACAACAGCTATCCCGAAAAGCCGGTCAACACGACGATCGAGCGGGTGTCGGCTGTCTGCAAGGAGACGTGCATCTGGGCGGGTCGGGCGTCTACCTCGACCATCATCCGCGACGCAGAGCTGACCCGTATCGCACCCGCCAAGCCGGGCGAGATCGATGCCGGGATCAAGGTCGGCGGATCGAAGGGCGGCGTGGCGACCGCAGGCGTGCTGATCGAGCGGGTCTATGCCCATGGCTGGCAGCAGGACGCCAAGCCCGGAGCCTATGCCAACGGCGACGGGATCGTGGTCAATCGGGGCGCAATCGACGAAACGGTGCGCTTTGCTCGCCTGGACGACAACGCTGACAGCGGGATCGACAGCAAGGCCGCGTTGACGGTGCTGGAGAACGTCAGCGCGACCGGCAACGGGCACTACGGCTTCCGGTTCTGGGGCAAGGCGACCGCGACCACGCTGACGTGCATCGGCAACGCTTGGGGCTGCATCGAAGCCGAGCCGGGCGCGGACGTGACCGTAGATCGGCTGGTGATGGCGGGCGGCGAGGAATTGGTCACTGCTAAGAAGGGCGCGACCGTCACAATCCTTTCCTGCGACCTCTCGCGCTGGACCGGGAAGGCGTTGGTCAAGGGGAAGGGCAAGGTCACGCTTGGCCCTACCTGCCGATGACCCACCTCCAACGCGAGCGCCGCATTGCCTGGGCCGCGATGCTGTGGACGGGGGTGTGGGTCGGGGTTTGGCGAGCCTTCATGTAAAGCAAACCGCCCATCCGGTAACACGTCGGCACAACGTGTAAGCAATCGTCACACGTTCGCCGCGATCACGATCCCCGCGACGATCAGGGCCATTGTGGAGGCGAACCCCAGCCAGAAGCGGCGGTCGGAGAGCATTACAGATCCAGCCCGCGAGCCTGCCTCGCTCGCCAGATACTCGGCGCGCAGCTCGTCGTCGGGGAGGTCGGCGGGGTCGGGCTGGGTCATTCCCCTACTCTATGCGGATTGCGGGGGTGGGGGAAGGCGGCTGCGGTACCCGCAGAAACTCGCGCGCGTTCAAGGCATGGTTCCAGTAGATGCGGCTGCAATCGCATCCTTTGTGGTAGCGCTGGCACCAATCGCGGCGCGCAGTCAGTTGCTCGACATGACGCTCCAGCGCATCTCGCGGCCATTGCCCGTAGGAGGTCACCCCTCCCCCTCAGAGCCAGGAGCGACGCGGGAGCGGCGATACTGGGACCGTCCCCACACGTCAGGGTCGCTGCGTCGCTCCAGATAGCCCTTATCGGCCAATGCCGAGCAGACGATGCCCGGCGATTGGACATGCAGCGAAATCGCATGACTGGCGGGCCGCCACTCATTGTCCATCCGGCCTAGGACCGTGCGCTGCCGTTGGCTCAGCTTCGCCCTCCAGCCGTTGGCGTCGGGGGTATGGGTCATGGCACATGCCTCCGCCAGCGGTTCTTGCCCGTGCGCGTCTCCAGTCGGATCGTGCCCTCTTCCGAGTACAGCGCGGCGTAGTGCCCCATCTCGCGCAGCATTGATGCTTTGTCAGGAGCCGTGCCGCCAGCGACCGCAGTCTCGTCCGCCCCGACGTACTGCATGATGTGCCAGTGCCAGGGGTATGCGACCAGCCCATCACCCTCGGGGGTAGCAGCACCGGCGCTCATAGCGAGGGGGACCGGGCTCGGAGCACCGGCAGCAACTCACGCGCGTGCCCGCCAAAAGTGCTGTACATCGATTGATAGCTTTCTCCGGCGACACGTTCGACCGCAGCCGTCAGCGTCGCTAGGTCATACCGCGTCGGCTCCCATTGCCCCTCCAGCCCGAAGCAGGAACAGTGCGAGCCCTCTGCGTAGAAGTAATCATCTCCGCGCCGGTACAGGACGGCAGCCGACCCCTCGTAATTGCCCGTCGCATAATCAGCGAGCAACACCTCGTCAGGCTCGGGCTCGGTTGCGCTGAACTCCTCCATAACGCGCTGCCATGTCTCGGCGTTCGCACGCCCATAGCCCGCATCGGCGAAGTCGTTCAGGTAGCCTGGCCCCGCCGTCCACCCGCCACGGGGTTGCTTGCTGGGGTCGGTCATGCTGCGATACTCCGTGGTTTGCCAGCAGCTTCCCACGATGCAACCGCCTCAAGCCAGCTTTCCTGCTCGTCCACGAGATTTTGAGCATCCTGGCGTTCGCGCTCGATTTCTTCATCCGACATGGCGTTGAAGTCGGCGGCATATTCTTTCCATGCGTCGGTCATGCTGGGGTGTCCTGATTTTGCAGGTGCTGGTATTCCCGGAGTGCAACGTCCGCGATTGTGGCGAACCTGCCCATGGTCGTGCGCATGCCCTGCGAAGACCCAAGCTGTGTGTCCTCGCGTACGATGCGGAACAGAGCGCTGTAGAGGGTGCCCGTGCCGCGCACCTGCGGTATGATCTTGTCCTGCGCGCTGGTCAGGGCCGCCGACATTGCTTCATCGTCGTTCTGCTTCCATGCTTCCACGGCACGGACAGCGAAGTCGTTCAGGGCGGTCAGCACAAGCTGTTCTGGCGATATTGCATTCATGTCCCACACGCTCCCGATCCGCAGGCGTTACTCCAGCCGAGAAGCGTCCCGCGCCTCCGCTCAATCTCGGCTTTCCAGTCGATCTCCCGCAGCGGCACGAGGCTGTCGTGCATGTACGCGGGGAGCCTCACGTTCGGCAGGTCGTGCCGGATTTTCTCGTCATCCTGGCACGCGCGCTCGTAATCGTTTGGGTCGTCCCGCATCATAGACAGCCACTCTTCCGGCGATCGGAAGGGGCAGTCGATGCAGCCCGAATGCCCGAAGTGGACGCCGAACAGGTCGTAAAGGAAGCGGTCGCAGTCCTGGCGCGTCCAGCCCACCTCAATTAGCGGGTGACGGTGATAGACCCACGGCTCCGGCGACACCGACATGCGGTGCACCTCATCTACCGTTATGCCGATCCACACCTCCACGACGGGCCCGGTCGGGAGCCGTGAGCCGGGGACATGCCCGATCATCCGCTTGGCTTCGCGGCGCACCGGCGTGATCTTGTAGTCGCGGGTGCAAGACCGATTGAGAATGCCGCGCGAGCCGTCCGGGTTCTTCACGAAGAACGGCGGATTGGGGAACCGCTTGATCCGGCCTGCCGTCGCGTCATCCAGATCATCGGACAGGTTGCCGTTGCTCACTTCCACGACGGCCATTTGGGGCTTGGTGTTGTCGGAGCGCAGGAAGCGCAGGTTGTCGGCTTCCGAAGTGCGGCCGTTGCCGGTGTTGCCGTAGACTGCGGCGTCCGGCATCGGCCCGAACAGCCCCCGATCGGCGCCGTAGATCATCGCCATGGTCTGCACGCCAAGTCCGGCCGAAATCAGCCGGGCGCGCGGGTTTGGCAGCGGCGACGAAACACCCGGATAGAGGTTCGGCAGCGGCGTCAAAGCCCCGGCCCCTCATCCTTGCTCGCGAATATCCAGACGAACAGGCCGATGAAGAAACACGTCATGAAGCCCGCGAAGAACACGGCAATGTCGTGCAGCGGGATGTAGACGCTCACCACGCCCACCCATCAACGCGGCGCCCGGAGGGGGAGGTCAAGACCGATACTCCAGCACGTAGCGCTTGGCTTCGTCCTTGGTCATGCGTTCGCCAGACCAGTCGTTCGTGATCTCGCCGTCGATGGCGTCGATCAGGTCGCACAGGGCTTGCTTCTGGTCGGGCGTGTCGTGCTGCATCGCGACGCTGACGCACATGCCATTCTCGCTTTCGGCGTATCGCTTAAGCGCGGCCAGACTGGCGTCGCTCTCGACATCCCAGCCTTTCAGCGTGCCCCATTTCAGGAGAAGGGACTCAGCCACGGGCGCCTCCCGTGAACATCGCCGGAACATCGTTCGGGACTATTCCGGGACTCCTGCGCACCGTTCCCGCCGCGTTCTGCCGACGATTGCCGCTCATTGGGATTGCGCTTGCCTCGCAGAACCGGCCTCCGCTAAGGGTAATGAGGCGTCGGGGAGTGGCGCAGTCCGGTAGCGCGCCTGCTTTGGGAGCCGAAGTGCTAGGGCTCATTTCCTCTTTTCCTTCAATGGGTTAAGTGCGACCACCGAACCAGCTACCGGACTATTCCGGGGTTCTGCGGCGATCAGCGCGTTGCGAATGTCCTCTTCATGCACATGGGCGTAGCGCGAGGTCGTCTCGATCCGGGTGTGCCCCAGCATCTTCTGCGCGACCTTGATGTTCGATCCGCGCGTGATCCGGCTGCCGGCGGTGTGGCGCAGATCGTGAAACCGGAAGTCCTCGATCCCGGCGGCAGTCAGGGCGCGCGACCAGCGGCGCTTCCAGCCCTCCTCGCTGAACGGATAGCGCTCGCCCTTCTGGCGCAGCGGCCGGTCGCCGCGCGGCGGGCTTGGGCGCTCGCACTCATAGGTGAACACCTGGGCCGCAACCTTGGGCCGGTTGGCGATGATCGCCACCATGCGCGGCGTGAGCGGGAACTTGTGCCAGACGTTGCCCTTGGTCAGTACCTCCGCCCAGCCCTTCCGCAGATCGACCTTGCTCCACAGGAGCGTGATCACGGCACCCCGGCGCTGCCCGGATAGCAAGGCGAACTCGGCGACGGCGGCAAGGTCGGTGTCCAGATGCCCGAACAGCCGCGTCTCCTCTTCGGCGGACAACTCGCGGATGCGCTCTTGCGGTTCGCGCAGGAACAGCTTGGTCCAGCCGATCACCGGCACCGAATAGGCGTCCTCCAGGTGACGCACGATCCGGCGCAGCACCTGCATTTCGCGGTTGACCGTCGCGGCCGATACCAGCCGGTCGCTGTTGCGGGCCGTCTCGGCGCGGCGCTTGGCGATGTAGGCGTTGAGGTCCACGGCGGTCACGTCGACGATCATCTTGCCGGGGCCGAGCCGCTGCGCCAGCCGCAGAAGCTGGCCCTTCAAGGTGTTGCCGCGCTCGAACTGCCCCTTGTGATCCCAATAGAGGCTGCACGCGTCGTCTATCGTGATCGACGGCTTGACCTTGGTCCCCAGCGCTACCTCGGTTCGCCGGCCACGCTCGTAGCGTTCCGCGTCCCGCTTGGCCTGGCACCCGGTAGAGCCGTGGAACCGTTGCCCCCGGAACTGGAAGTCATAGTGCCAGAAGCGGCTGTTCCGGGGCTTGTAGATCGTCATGGCTTGCCGAACCGCTGGGTGAACGGGACGATGGTCCCCGGCTTCGCACGACGACGCGGACGGGGCGGCGCCGGCTGGTCGACAGGTTCCTCCTGTCGGACTCGACTGTCAACGTATTCGTCCAGATCGTCGGCGCGATAGGCGATGCGGCGCGCGCTGATAGCGACGTAGCGGATCGCCCCCATGCGTTTCAGGTCGCGCAAGGTCCGCTCGCTGACATGGAGGCGGGCCGCAGCTTCCGCTGGGCGTAGCAGCGCGCTCACCGCCCAGCCTCGCCGTCGCGGGGTGGGGTGGAACGCATTTCGGCCATGGCAGCATCGTAGCGAGCCTTGTCGGCAGCGCGTTGCTCGTCATCGATCAGCCATTGCGGCTTGTGAGCAGTCCAGTCGTGGCCGTCTTCCCATTCCGACAGTCGCCAAACCGTAGGCGCGAACGTGGCCTCGATATCGACGTGGCAGAGACAGGAGTCGCCGTCGCCGATCAACTCGGCTCGGTCATCAACTTCACCATCTTCGGCCTTGTGGAAGATGATCGCTTCCAATCCACCGACCAGCGCCGCCAGTTCAGCGATGCTGCCGGCAACCGTGCGCTCGTGCTTGAAATAGACCTCAGTGCACATCACCGCCCCTCCCCCGCTGTCACGGCGGCGAGGGCTGCATCTCGCATCTCAGCGGCTTGCGGGTAGCAATCGCACCAGTCCGCTGCATCGAACGCTTTGACGGCCTCCCGTAGCCGCTCCACCGTCGCCTCGTCCCCCGCGCCTCCCTGCGCTGCGAGGCGGGCACAGATCGCACGGTCACAATCGGGGCAGGTGATCTCGCGCACCCGCCAGCCGTTGCCACGCATCGGGAAGACTTGCGGCAATCCACAGGCAGTCACGTTGCCGGGGTTGATCGGATCGCGGCTGATCCAGTGAACGACTGCCCCGCTCATTTCGCACCCCCGGAGATGGTGGACGGGGCGGCGGGTACACGCTCCCAACAATAGTCGCACCGCATGGCGCACATATCACACCCGCTTTCCGGATCGACGCAGCACCCGTCGATGCAGTCGTACACGAACCCAGCTTCGTCGCAGAAGCCAGGGCAGCCCTCACCGTCTTGGGGCAGGACGCGACGCCAACCGCCCTTCATCGTACCGTCTCCTCGCCCACGGTGCCGGGGGATGCGAGGAGGGCGAGTTCCTCCTCCGCGAACGCCACCAGCATGAGGGCGCGATAGTGATCTCCGCCCCATCGCGTGAGAAAGTCCTGTGCGCGTTTGATCCTAGCAACCGAGGTAGGTTCTTCGTCCTCCCCCACCCCGCCTACGGGATGAGGCGCGGGCGAGGAGGCGGCGAGGAGGCGGGTTACTTCGTCGCATTCCGGCATGTGCTTGCCGGGATTGCACCAGTCGCCGCACATAATCCGCTGGTATGCCTCCAAACGGGCGCGTGGCACCAGCACGTACCCTTCCGGCACCCCCAAATGCCCGCTGTCGGCGTGGTCGAGGGGCACCAGTGGCCCCTCCGCTTTCGGTGCCGCGTCAACGGCGCGCTGCCACTGTGCGTCGGTGATGTCGGGAGCCTCGGGCGGCGGCGATGCGGGTAGACGGTCGAGGGCAAGCGCCTTTACCAGCGCGTCGATAGCGCAACTGGCAATCCAGCTTTCCGGGTCGCTGAACAGGCGCACTTCGTTGTCGGCTATGGCGTTCCTAAGCGGTGCCCAAGCCGTCTGGTCGGGGATGGCGTCGAGCAGCAACTGTCTTGCCTGCCGATCAAGGTCCGCCTCCACGAGCCCCGCGTCCGCTCCCGCCGGTGGGGAAGCTGGGGTGCGGGCATCCGCCAGCCCACGCTCATACCCAAGTTCTTCTGCGGCGATCAGCGCCTGACTATGGCGAGCGACCGCAGCATGGTAAGCCTTGGCGGCATCAGTACATTCGTCGGCGACTGCCTGAATAGCACGGTCCGCCTCCGCCTCGGCGTCACGAAGAGCGCGTAGTATCCTGCCCTCCGCGCCAGCCTTGATCTGGCAAGCCGGGGCGCTGTCTTCGTTCGCGCCGAAATGCAGCCGAGCGCGCCGCTCATCGGTGAACACGTCGTCACAGTGGAAGCAGCGCCATTCCGCCCGCAGCGCATCGGAGGCGCTATCGCTGGTGGGAGTCGGGCTATTCATGGCTGGCGTCCTGTGTGAGGATTTGGCGGACGGCGACTGTGGCGTCGCTCCACAGGGTTCCTCGTTTGATTTTACGAATGGCTGCTTCATCCACGCCGAACTCTCGGGCGAGTACCCGAATTACTTCACCAGCTTGGGCACGCTGGTATATTGCGATGGCCTTCTCGACCGTCAGCTTAGCGCCCGGCACCGCCTCACCAGTGAGATGAGTGCCGTGACGGCGCTTGTCCGCCATGTTGTCGGCTCGGCTTTTCCATGCCAGATTCGCCGGCGCGGTATGCGTCTTGTCGCCGTCTAGGTGCGCGGCTTCGGCGTCCTCGGTTGGCTCGCCGTGGAAGGCGCGGCAGACGATCCGATGCACTTCAAACGTGCGCCCTTTGTTGCCCGCATAGAGGCGGACGAAAGGATAGCCGTTGCGGTTCAAGCACTGTGTCAGGCGCCGAGATGGAACACGCACCACTTGCTGCCGGCCGCGATTGTCTCGCTCGAACGTCCTAGCGATCGAGAACACTTCGCCGCGATCATCGACGCAGTAACGACCCTCGTATTCAGGGACCCAGCGCTGCGCCTTGCTCAGACCCGCCGCGATGCGGGCTGCGTCATCGGGCACCTCCCGCGCCAGCTCGTCCGCTCGGGGGTCGGTCATCGGGCGGCCTCGATCCGCTGGAGACGACAAACGCTCTCGTACAGCGTCCATGCGACCTTCTTGACGGGCTCCAGTGACATCGCGCGTTCGGCGTCAGTGCCGGCCGGCTTTCGAAAGTCCATAATCGCACGATTGATGTCGGCAAAGTCGCGGAACGGCTCGCCCTCACGTTGCCCGCGCGACGCCATCGCGACCATGTAGAGCACGCCGAGGCTACGCACGGTTGCCTTGCCGCTCTCGATCTCGGCCTGGATCATCAGTAGCGGATAGTCCGGCTCTTGCCCCCGCAGATCGGCGCTACCCACCAGCCCGCCCTCCGTTGCCCACGGCACCCGCCTCGAAGGTGCCGCAGAGGTTGGCGTTGCGCGCGGTGGCGCACGAGGCACGCTTGAGGTCCGCCCAAGTCACGCCAGCGGCGTTGCGCAGGGGGAATACGGGGCCGGGGATGTGCGGGAGAAAGCCTCGCGCGTGGGCGAGCGCTTTGGTGGTCGCGGGGATCATGCGGCTGCCCTCTCGTCGGTGGGTTCGGACCAGACGACGCCGTGCTCGGCACCGTAGGCGTACAGGGCCTCGATCAAGTCGCTCACCGCCGCCTTGGTGAGGTGAGAGGACCGGAAACCGATGGCGACGACGCCCTGCCCGTCCAGCGCGGGTTCGAAGCGGACGCGGTGTCCGAGCGACGCCATGAACAGCGCCTTCCACGTATCGGTGTCGAGCACGCGGCCCTGCGGCTTTGCACGCGCCACGTCGGACAGCATCGCCCACAGCTTGGCGTTCTGGTCGCTGGTCCGGGTGGCTTCGCGGACGTTGAGCACGGCGCCGGCGGGCGCGCGCTCGATCAGGTGATGCGCGAGTTGGCGCTGGTAGGCGCTATTGAGGCGTACGGTCTGACCCTTCATGCCCGATCCTCCTGCTTGCGTTTCCACGCGACCCGTCCCGGCCATGCGCGCCAGAAGTCGGCGGCAAGCGCGACGGCGTTGATCCCGTGTCGCATCTCGAATGTGCGCCAGCCCGCGCTATGCTGCGCACGGTGAGCGCCGGAGCAAAGCGGGATGGCGTGGCAGTCGGCGACCTTCGTACCGATACCCTTGCCGCCCGCATGGTCGACGTGCGCGGCTTCGATCTTGCCCTCGCACTCGTGACCGGGAAGGCTGGCGAGCACGCAGGCGCGGCCCCGGAGCCATTGGAGGAAGGCGGGCGCGCTCTTATCGAGCGGGCGGCCGGCGTTGCGGTGCCGCGGTGCGATCTTGGCGCGGGTGAGCATCAGAACGGCACGTCGTCATCGAGGTCGTCGAAGCCGCCAGTGTTCTGCGGCTTGGGCGCATCCTTCACTTGCGCATCGACCTTTGTGCGAAGCCACTCCGGCAGATCGTCGTAGGCGCTGGGGTGATCGCCGTCGTAGATCAACAGCGGCTGCTCGGTTTTCTCCGGGCGATTGAGTCCCTTGGGCCATCCGGCGAGCGACTGGACGTTGGCGTAGACCTTGCCCGCACGCTCGGCGTGGACGACGGTGAGCTGGCACGCCTTGCCGAGCAGGGCCGCTACGTCGAAGCCCTTCAACTCGTCGGCGGTGAACGCCCGCCCGCGCCATGCTTCCAGGTCGCCGCGAAGCGCCGCCTTCTCGTGAAGCGACAGCGTGTAGGTCTTGCCAATGCTCATCGGCCCTTCCCGCTCCACGCCGTCGCGATCGGTCCAAGTCAGTCGTTCGGTGGGCAGTTCCCAGCGGATATAGACCTTGTGCTGGACCTTGCCCTGCCCCTGAAATTCGGTGTTCTGCTTTCCAAGGTCCACGACGGTGTTGCACACCGCTTGATGCGTGCCTTGCGGGACCAACTTATACTCGCCGCCACCGCCGCTATCAGACGCCACGATTGCCATGCTATTTCCTCCGGATGGTGAGAGACGGGCGCGGATCATCGATCCGAAGCCAATTCGGGAGCGCGGGCGTGTCCACCGAGAACGCGGCCTTGATCGCGTCCATTGACGGCTTCCACGACTGCACGGCGTATTCGTGCGGGACCGCCGCCGGGTCGTTGACGACCAGCTTGGGGGCGGTTTCGCGAAGGGTGATCGTCGCTTCCGGGAGCGGCAGCTTGTCCAGTCCGGCGCACTTCATCACCGTGGCGATGGCTTCCCGCTGGGCGGCGATACGGGCGTCGCACCGATCCCGGCGGACCTTGCGGGCCTCCATCTGCTCGGTCAGCGCGGCGCGGTCGCCTTCCTCCGCTTCGATGCGATGCAGCAACCGACGTACCAGTTCGAACGCGTCCGTCTCGCCTTCCAACGCGTCGATCCAGCCGCGCTCGTCGTCCTCGAATTGGTCGGCAAGCATGGTGCGCAGCGCGGTGATCTGCACCAGGGTCAGGTCAGTACGCATGGCGGTATCCCATCCGATGCTCGAGGGCGCGCAGGCGGCGCAGGGCCTCCCGGCGGGTGCGGGCGAATGCGACGTGCGCGGGGAAGAGGGACTTGACCGGCTCGGCATACCAGCCGCCGTCACGCTCGAAGGTGACGACCGCCGGGGTGTCGTTGGCGAGCGGACGGGTCACAGGTCCACCGCAACACAGGCGACCGCGAGGGCATCCCGGACGGTGGCGCGACGGAGGGCGGTCATGGGGCCACCCGTGCGCGCACGGCGAGCATGGCGTCTGCGGTTTCGAATGCGTCATTGGCAAAGCCGACGACCCGATAATCCCCGTCTACCATCCGGTGGTATGCGTTGGCATACATGCCCGCCAGCGCCTGCCCCGCGAACCAGTCGCGAAGGGACATGCCAAAGTGGTGCATCGGCATGTCGTAGGAAGGATGCTCTTCGATACTCGGGAATGCGGGTGGGTTCTCAGGCTGCGCCATCTTCAAGGCTCCTGATGGCAGGGTTATCGACGGCACCGATCACGCGACTAAGGCAGTCGCTGGCGCTGATCCCATCGGGTGGGAGGTAGTCGCGCACCGCATCGAGAACGGCGAGCAGGGCCACAGCGAGCGGAGTTATTGCGGCAACGGCGGCCTTTTCGCCGTAGCGCTCCAGCGTTCCCCGATCTCCGGGCTGGCAGTGGCCGAGGAATAGAGCACGCGCCGCCGGGTCCTCCACCCCCCTCATCGCCCCGTACCTACGCGGGCGAGGGCTGCGAACCGTGCGGCGCGCTTGGCCTGCTCATTGGCGTGCCATGCGTAGAGCCCCGGCATGATAGCGGCATCAGCGGCGAGCGCTTGCGTGAAATCCGCGTCGAAGTCCCGGCCCGCGTCACGCAGGATCGCCGCGCTGGCGAGAAGGCTGTCGGCGGGGGTGTAGGGGGTGGGCATGTCAGGCCTTCCCGCTGTGAGGCTTGGGCGCGCGCGGGTTGACCGTACCCAGCTTCTGACCGCGCTTCTGATTACGCAGCCGGCGACCGGTCGCGGGGTCCTTGGCGCGGACGTTGCGCAGCTGCATGCGGCGGGTGAGACTGGACATCACGCGTTCTCCATGGTCTGGTGTACGAAGCGCTCACCGACCCGCGTCAGGCCGGGTGCCGGAAACCCCATCATCGCCAGCACGTCCCCCGGCTCGACATTGCCGTCCGCGTCGGTCAGCTCGGCGAGACGCGCGCGGCGGTTCTCGCGGGCGGCGTCGGCCTGCCAGCGGGAGAGGGTTGGGGCGTAGGTCACTTGTACCGGCCTTCAGCCTTGTCCTGCGCCGTCTGGACGTGGAACAGGTTGCCCATCATCGCGTCGACACGGGCGCGCAGTTCGTTGCGCAGGCCATCCTTGAAAGACGCCGCCGAACGGATGAGGTGCTGTTCGAGGTTCTTGATGAAGTCCTCGCCGGCAATCCGGGTCATCTGGTATTCGACGCGGGTGACAGCGCCGTAGCCGTCCGAAGGCTTGCCCTGCTTGTCCACCTTCTGCTGCCAGAAGTTGGCGAGCAGAGTTTCCAGTTCCTTGCGGATGGTCGACGTCGGTCCCTGCTGTTCGCCCCAAGGTGTGACCTTGGCGAACTCACGATCGAACGCATTGTCGAGAGCGGTGTCGACCGCAGCCGCTATCGCAGTCTCCGCCTTCTCGGCGAACAGGGTGTTGATGCGCTTCTCGACCGCAGTCTTGAGCGTCGCGCCGAAATCGTAATGCTCATCGAAAAAGCGATCGACGGCGCGCTCTACGACCGCCGTTTCGATGCTCTTGACGTCGAGTGTGAGGTCCACCGGTCCTACCTCCTGCACGCCCGCCGGGATGGCTGGGCTGTGGGGAGGTGTATGTACCCGGACGGGGTACGCTGTCAACACACCGACGAAAATAAATCTACCCTGTAGGGGTACATGCCGTCATCTATTGCGATGTAGGAAAATTCTCGCCACATAGAACGAACGCGGAACACGGGAGTCGGCAGGCGTGAGTCAGAACGTGCTAATGCGAGAACCCGCCTGCGATGTAGGGTGCCGTACGTGCCTGTTGGAGTGCGCAATCCTTCCCCAGCGACTCGCGTGGTGGGCCAGCGAGGTCGAGCGACTGCTACGTGAACGTCCGGCTTCGACTAGCCGGCGATATCCACACTGGCGCGATCACTTACGAGCGTGCGAAGCCGCATGTGCAGACCTGAAGCAACAGCTCGCGGCCACTCGGAATAAGGCAGACCCGCTGGCAGCGTCTGTTGCGCGGATGCGATCATTTCCGCCAGCTCATCCTCATTAGGGAGCGCGCCCGGCGGAGCGATCAAGAGGTGCGGTGCTATACCAACCGCATCGCCGATCTTTTCAAGCCAATCGCCGGTGAGAGGGCGTTCATCGCGCTCCAGCTTGACCAGCATGCTCCTGGACGTGCCGATCGCGGACGCAAGCGCTTCCTGGGTCAACCCAGCCGCTTTCCGGTACATTGCGATGTTGTTCGGCAGCACGTCGTCGGGATGACGAAGAGGCCTTAGCGGCTCAAGGCCCCCAATAGTACACATTGGGGGCTTGTAAGATGTACCCGGACGGGGTACGTAAGTGCAATGACGCTTCGAGATCACCTTAGCGGCTCCAAAGAGACCGTCGTCGCATTCGCGGAGCGGCTCGGCGAGAGCCCCAACACGATCCGCAAGATCGTATATGGACAGCGAACGCCATCGGCCAAGCTCGCGGCGAAGATCGTCGCCGCGACAGACGGCGGTGTTGGTATCGCTGATCTGGTCGTTGCTCCGGTGGAGCGGGCGGCATGAGCGTCTATTTCGTTCAGCGCGCCGACGGCGGCCCGATCAAGATCGGTTGCACGGCGTTTCTTGACCAGCGGATGGCGCAACTCGCCGTCGACACGAAGGCCAAGCTGGTGCTGCTCGCATCGGCGCCGGGTAGCTTTCGCGACGAGGGGCGACTGCATCGTCAGTTCGCCCCCCATCGCGTCGAGGGCGAGTGGTTCGCCGACTGCGCCGATATTCGCGCCGCCATCGGCCACATCCAGCGGAAAGGCATCTTGCCTCCGCCCGTCGAGGAAGACCGTGAGGTCGTCATGGCGGCTCGCTATCTCTCCGGCGAGACATTGAACGCGATCGGTGTTGACTTTGGGATGACGCGCGAGCGGGTCCGTCAAATTCTTCGCGCGACCAATATTCCCTCGCTGGGGCTGCGCAAGGATCACCGGAGGCAGGCGGCACCCGTTACCGATGCCGAGCACGAGATTGCGGCAGCCTATGCCGCTGGCGATGTCACGCCCGCCGCGCTCTGTGAGCGGTACGATATCACGGCGGCGCGGCTGAACATCATCCTTCGCCGGACACAGACCAAGCGCTACGGTGTGCGCTATTGGCTCACTCGCGCTGACGACGCTGAGCGGACCGCCAAAGTCGTAGAGCTTTATCAGGCCGGGCTTCCCTCGCCCCAAATCGCGGAGGTTGTCGGGCTCAGTCATCAGACCGCCGTCTACCGCTACCTCGCTAAAGCCGGAATGGCTCCCGAGCGACTTAGGCGGAGTGCATCCCGCCCGGACACTGACTCGGTGGTGTCCCTTTATCGCGGCGGCCTGACGCTCGACGCCATCGCCGCTCGCTTCGGCGTGTCGGATAAGATGATTCACGGGATTGTCCGGCGGGTCGGGTGCCTGCGTACTCGGAAAGAGAACGAAGCCATTCGGGTCGCTGCGGTTCGCGCCGCAAACCTTCGCCGCAAGGGCGCCTCCCCAAGCGAGCCGCAGGTCGCAGCATGAGCCCGAGAGACGAAAAGCCCCTGCTGGCCACCCCCGCCCCTCACTGGACCGACCGCATACCGACGTGGCTGTTCATCACCGCCGGGGTCGCGGCTGCGCTGGGGATGCTGGCGATAGGGTGGTGGGGGTGATGCCGCTCTGTTCCGTCTGCGAGCATTGGGATGAAGGCGACGCCTGCGCGTATCACGCCTGCCCGGGTCGGTCGCTTCGTCCGAAATCCGTCGCGTCCCTTCCTCCGCGACCGATCGCTGCCCCGTGCAGCGTCTCCCCCGTCGCCGGCCTTGCATCCCCTGCGGTCGGCGGCGGGGATTTTGGGGGGAGGGCGTAGATGCTGCTCGCGCTCGACACATGGGTGCCGATCCTCGATGGCGACCCCGCAGCTGCCGCGATGTACGAGCGGCATTATTCCAGCGCCCGCAGCCGTTCCCGTAGGCGCGCGCGCGGCACTCTGCTCATCATGGGGCCGGGCTACAAGCTGTTGCTCATGACGCCGTGCCGTCGCGCGCTGTTCGCCTGGCGCAAGCAAAAGTTCGTGCCGGGTGTCGAGTGCGCGATCTTCCGCAACGAGGGCGCAGGCCTGTCGTCGGACTTGATCCGCGCGGCCGATGCCATTGCCGACGCGCGTTGGCCGGGCGCGCGGCATTACACCTACGTCGATCCGGCGGCGGTCGCCAATAGTAATGCCGGTCGGTGCTTCGTGCGCGCCGACTGGCGATACGTCCGCATGGGTGAGAGCAAATACTCGCCACGGCTGCGCACTTCTCGCGGGCTGTTCGTGTTGGAGCGCAATCACCTCGCCTCCCCCCTGGCGTCCGCAGCATGACCGCCCTCGCCACAGCCCTCGCCTGGACCGCCGCGTACGTCGTCGTGATGTGCGGGCTGGCGTGCGTCGTGGGCGCCTTCCTCCGCTTCGGCACCGCGCATGACGAGCTGGTCGATGACCTGTCTCGCGAGCACGGCGAAGGGTTGGGGGCGCTTCATGGACAGGATATCTACCGATGACCGGCACCAACGTATTGCGCGTCAACACGGTCGAGGAACAAGCCGACTACCGTAAGGCGGTCGCTGAAATCCTGATCACGATCCAGTCGGATCATCGCGTTACCCTGCAGGAAGTCGCCGAACGCATTGACGTGTCGCTGGGCACGATCAGCAATGCGGCGAACAAGAAAGCGGACCTAGGCGCGATCTACCTCAACCGGTTGGGCCGGGTGTACGGCGTGCATCATCTCGACCCATACGCGCGCCTTGCCGGTGGTCGGTGCCTTCCTGTCGCTGCGGATGGGGAAGCCGACGTGCTCCCCGTGCTCAACATGGCAGCCTACCGCGTGTCGTCGGCGCGCACATCGTCATCGCCCGGCGGCGTGGCGGAAACGCTCAAGGAACAGCTCGACTATCTGCCGGACCTTCGCCGGCTCCGTCGTGATGTCGAGGCGCTGATCTGCCGCATCGAAGCGCGGGAGAAAGCCGCGTGACCACCTCCACCATCACCGACGCGGGGCGGGGAGAAGCGCCTCTCGCGATGACGCGGGTGCCGAGTGCTGCTCAGATCGAACAGCGCCGCAACGCCGCACAAGCCCCGCGCTTCGGCAAGCATCGGCCGGTGCCCGACGACTTCGCGGAGCACATGGGCGAGCCCCTCACGGACCTGCGCAAGAGGTATGCGACCGGCGGTGGTACCATCCTTCGCTGGCTCGCCAAGTGCGGCACACCCCGCCCGGAGAACAAGCGCGGCCCGCGCATGAACACGCAGACGCACGAGCGCATTCGACAAGCGATCGCGGATGGGCTGACCACCAAGCAAGCGGCTGAGCTCATCGGCTATTCGGTCTGCGCGATCACCCGCGCGGCCAGGAAGCACGGGCTCGGGACGTGGGCCAAGACCATCATTCCCGGCGAGGTCACGTATCGCGAGCGTGTGGCGTCGGAAAAGCGCGAGCGTGCCCTAGCGCGCAAGGTGGGGCGGATCGTCGCCCCGGCGAAGGCGCAAACGCCCAAGTCGGGGCGTATCTGGGCTGCCAATCGTGGGCACGAACGCATCGTGACCCAGCGCTACGATCGTGACACGAGCCCGGACGGCGAGGCGGCGGACTATTTGCGGCGCTTCGGGCCGGTCTACCGATGCAATAGCGTCGGCCGACCGGATATCGCGGGGAAGTTCTGGCGGCGCGGTTCGGCGGTGCTGACCAGCGCCGAGCTGATCGAGCGCGCGGACTATCTGCGCTCGCGTGAGGCTGTGGCGGCGTGAGGGCGGCTCTTGCCTTTGCCCAGGACGACGCGGCGTTCCTGACCTTCCATGTGGACGGGGTGCCGGTCGCCAAAGGCCGCGCGCGCGCCACGACGATCGGGGGAATGGCTCGCCTCTACACCCCCGGCAAGACTCGCGCCTATGAGGACAGGATACGGTGCGCCGCTGCGATGGCCAGGGGAGAGCGCCCGCCCTTCCAAGGTGAGGTCACGCTTACGGTCACCGCTCTAGTCGCAATCCCTGCGTCATTCTCGAAGCGGAAGCGCGCGAACGCCGTCGCCGGGATCATCCGTCCCACGACGCGGCCGGACGCCGACAATTACGCGAAGGCGGCGCTCGATGGCTGCAATGGCATTCTGTTCCGCGACGACGCTCAGGTCACCGACTTGATCGTCCGCAAGCGGTACGCCGCGGAGCCTCGCCTTGTCATCACCATGGAGGCTTTGTGAGCCGCTGGTTCCGCCACTACGCCGGCATGGCACGTGACGACAAGCTCGTGCGCGTTTCGATCAAGTCGAAGCAGTCGGTTGAGCGGGTCGTCTGGGTCTGGGCGGCTGTACTGGAGAGTGCGGCTGAGATTGATGACGAGGGCCGCTACGAAGTCGAAGCGGAGGAGATCGCGCGCTTTCTCCGGTGCCCCGCGACAAAGATCAGAGCAGTCCTGGATGCGCTGGTCGAGATGGGCCGGATGACCGATGGGCGCGTTACGAAATGGGACGCGCGGCAATTCAAATCGGACCGGAGTAACGCGCGCGTCGCCGAATTTCGTGAGCGGAAACGTAACGGCGGAAACGGCGCTGTAACGTTACCGGAACGTCACGGTAACTCACCAGAGACAGAGACAGAGACAGAAGTTCCGTTATCTAAAGATAACGGCGCGAAATTCGATTCCGATCAGGTGTTCTGGGACGGTGCCAAGGCCTTCGTCCAGCCTGAAAGCAAAAACCCCGGTGCGATCATCGGTAAGTGGGTCCGGGATCATGGGAAGGATGCGACGGCGCAAGCGATCACCCGCGCTCAGCTTGAGCGACCGGCCCAACGGCTTCCGTTTATCGCCGGATGCTTGAAGAAATCGAAGGAGGCGGAGCTTGAATACCCAATCGCTTGAAGCCTTGCTGGGGCGGATCGAGGATCGTCTGGCGAAGCTCGAGAAGAACTCGCATCCACCTGTGGACCTCACCCCACATATCCGTCGCATCGTCCGAGAAATGCTCGACGATGGCGAGGCGAGGACCCGATGAGTGCTGATCTGGGAAGCCCTCGCAGCGGCTCGGATCGTGCTGCGATCGCATGCGCCTGGCGAGCACCGCGCGACCTGTCCGGCGTGCTCCCACACCCGCCGGAAGAAGACCGAGCGGTGCCTTGCGGTGCTGATCGACGAAGATGGATGGGCGGCATTCTGCCATCATTGCCAATGGATTGGAGGGCATCGTGGAGCTGAAGAAGCCGCACGCGGATTGGCTGGACGGACGTGGGATCGACCCGACCCTGGCCGCAAAATTAGGGCTTCACACCGTGCAGCAAGGTGGCCGTCATTGGCTGGCGGTGCCCTACCCGGAGCAGGGGCGCGTGGTGAATCACAAGTACCGGGTCGTCTCGGAGTCGCATGCCTATCGGATGGACGACGACGCGCCGCTGACCCTGTGGAATCACGACGTGCTCCTGGACGGATCGCTGGATCAGCAGCCGCTGATCGTAACCGAGGGGGAGTGGGATGCGCTCACGATCCTGACCGCCGGCAAGCGCCGGGTCGTCTCCATTCCGAACGGCGCCCCGCAGAAGTCGAGTGACGATGCCGGGCTGACCGAGGGCAAGCGGTACGCCTGGTATTGGCGCTGCGAAGCCCTGCTGGCCAAGGTCGGCAAGGTGATCCTGTGCGTCGATGCCGATGCGCCAGGGCAGGCCCTCGCCGCCGATCTGTGCCGGCTATTCGGGCCTGAGCGGTGCTATTTCGTCGACTACCCCGAGGGCTGTAAGGACGCGGGCGACGTCGCCGCCCTGGTCGGTCACGACGCGCTGGTCCGCATGCTTGACGAAGCGAAGCCCTATCCGATCAAGGGGCTGTACACGCTCGCCGACTTCCCGGAGCGGGGTGAAGTCACCGCGCTTTCGACCGGCATCCTCGCGCTCGACGACATGATGGCAATCGTCCCCGGCACTCTCACGGTATTCACCGGCTACGCCAATATGGGCAAGTCGAGTGTGATGAATGCCATCGCGGGGCACCTCATCCGGCACAATATCCCGCTATGCATCGCCAGCTTCGAGACGGACGTGAAGCCGATTCTTCGCGACCATCTGCGTGCGGCCGTCGCGGCATGCTCGCTGCACGAAGCCCGAACCCGCGACATGCGCGCGGTCGATGCGCTGATCGAGGACAATGTGAGGCTCATCACGCAGCTCGTCGACGAGGACGACGAGATGGATTTGGACTTCTTCCTGGATCTGTGTCGCACGGCGGTGATCCGCGATGGCGTCAAGGTGGTGATCCTCGATCCGTGGAATGAGCTGGAGCACAAGCGCCGCCGCGACGAGACCGAGACGGACTATATCAGCCGCGCGCTACGTGCGATCAAACGCTTCGCCAAGGCGTATCAGGTCGCATTCTGGGTGGTGGCGCATCCGACCAAGCCGCAGGAAGGCAAGGCCCGAGTCCCCGGGCTGTACGACATCAGCGGCTCGGCGAATTGGGCGAATAAGGCGGATTACGGGCTGACCTACCACCGCGCGCGGCCCGACGAAAATTGTGCCGAGATGCGCGTCACCAAGGTCCGCATGGGCTTGCCCGGCAAGAAGGGCAGCGTCTTCGTGACGTACGATCATCGCGACAGCAGCTTCCGTGTCGACGACAGCGCGGCGGCTTTCGCATGACCCCCTCCCCCACGCTCGCGAGCCCGGCGCGGGGTTACAGGCCGAGGGCGGTGCGGAGCAGCTGGTCGTACGTACGACCGTCCGCCTTGACCGCAGCGATGGTGCTCGGGCGAATGCGGACGGTACGATTGATCCCCGCGTCGGGTTCACGGGGGCGGCCTGGGCCGCGCTTGGGGGTGTCTTCGGGCACTGGACTCTCCGTCTCAAATGTGATGGATAGGTGCGGCCCGTCTCGCGGGGATGGTCCGACTTCGGAAACGCGTACATCTACTCCCCCACATGCGTGGGGATGGCCCAAGTATTTGGCCACCGTCCAGGCAGAGGCTTTTAGTGACGGCTCCGCCGCTCTCGCGGTGAACGGCGGTGGGGATGGGCAAGACCTATCTCCACCGCCAAGCCGGCCGCAGATCATTGCCATGATCGTCCAGGACACGCCCGTGGTCGGCATCGGCGGCGGCGGGCTTGTAGCGCAAGCCGCGCCCCTCGACGGCTGCCGCGATGATCGCGTGAAGTCGCTTCACTTCGGCGCGCCAGTCGATCGCGGGCTGTCGAAGCTCGCGCTCGCGCGCCTCCATCTCGGCCTGGACCTTTTCCGCCGCTTCAAGCTGCCGCCGCAGGCTGCTGACCGTCTGGCGGTGGAGGGCCGCCTTGACTTCGACACTGGCGTGCTCCCGCTCGGCGTCGGGATGGGCAGCATTGGCGAAGCTGCCGATCGTGGATGCCAGGATAGCGCGGGCCTCCAGCTCGGCGTCGAAAGCGTCCGGGTCGAGGGCGACGGTAGGGAATGCTGTGCTCATGTCGAATACTCGGGTAAGAGAGGATCAGGCGTAGGCCGGCGCGACGCGAGCGACGGGGTGCAGCCGCCCATCGCTGCCCAGCTCCTGCACGATCAGCCGCACCCCGTCGCGGTACACGGGGAAAGCCGACGTGCCGTGCTGATACCCATTCGCGGGGTCGGCAAAGCCGTAGGTCGCAGCGTCGGTGTCGTAGACATTGCGACCCGCATAGCCCGGGAAAGCGCCGGCCATATTCTCAGCGTCGAAAGCGCGGGCGATGCGCTCCCCGTAGGCATTGCGCGCGTCCTCCATGACGATGGCGCGCGCCTCACCGGCCGGGCGGGTCATGATTGCGGCGTATGCAGCTTCCCAGTCGGCCTGGGCGTTCGCGAGCGTGTCGATGTAGGTGGTCATCTGGGCTCCCCTGTGAGCGGGTGGCAGGCCTCCAAGGCCGATGCACTGGATATATGCCACGGCGACTATCCCGTCAATAGAGCCGTGGCGATTATTGGTGTCAATTTCGTACTGCCTGCGCGGGGAGAGGGGTGATGGGGGTGCAATCGACAATCGCGCACTTCGCCGGGGAGGTGCAGCGGGTCCGTCCTCTCACGCCGGCGGAGTCCGACATGCTCGGGCGCGCCCTGTCGCGGGGCAAGTCGACCCGCACATTCTGGACGGCGGCGGATGACCGGCTGCTGACCCGCTACCTGCGCAGGCGGATGACGGCGGTGCAGATCGGGGAAGCGATGGGGCGGACGGCATGGGCTGTGCGGTCGAGGGTCAGGGCGCTGAAGCGGAGGGCTGGGTGTGCCTAATTTGACCGTGCGCACTCCCGAGGTGGTGGCGTCGATCCTTGATCGCTTGGCGAGCGGCGAGCCGCTGGCGCAGATATGCCGCGACCAAGGCATGCCGCATCCGACGACATGGCGGGATTGGTGCCACGCCGACGAAGCCCTTTCCATCGCGTATGCGCGCGCGCGGGACGACGGCTTCGACGCAATTGCGGGCGAGGCCCTGCGCATCGCGGACACACCTCGGATGGGCGAGATCGTGACGGAGAAGGGGGACGGCACGGTGGAGCGGCGCGAAGAGGATATGCTGGGGCACCGCCGATTGCAGATCGAGACGCGCTTGAAGCTCCTCGCGAAGTGGGACCCCAAGCGGTACGGCGACAAGGTACAGCTTTCGGGGGATGGTGGAGGCCCGATCCAGCTGGAGGCGGTGAAGCGCGACGCGGAGGCCTTCCGGCGTCGCCTCGGGCTTCTGCCCGCCCCTGATGCGTCGTGACCTCGATCGTCGAAGCCTTGCGCCGCATGACGCCCGGGCAGCGCGCGGCGGAGATCGCGTCCCTGTCCGAGGACGTGCAGGCGGCGCTGTATTACGATTGGACGGCATGGGCGCGCGACGATCAGCTACCCCCACCGGGCGACTGGCGCACGTGGCTGATCCTCGCCGGCCGTGGCTGGGGCAAGTCACGCACGGGCGCGGAGTGGGTCCGCACCAAGGCGCTGGGAGAATCGTGCCGCATCGCGCTGGTGGGCCTGACCGCAGCCGATGCCCGCGACGTGATGGTGGAGGGTGAAAGCGGCATCCTTGCCGTTCATCCCGAGCACGAGCGCCCCCTATACGAGCCGTCCAAGCGCCGTCTCACCTGGCCAAATGGTAGCATCGCGACGTGCTACAATGCGAGCGAGCCGGATCAGCTGCGCGGGCCGCAGCATCATTACGCGTGGGTCGACGAGCTCGCCAAGATGCCCGCCGCGCAGGAGCTGTGGGACCAGCTCGCGTTCGGGCTGCGTCTCGGGCTTGATCCTCGATCTGTGGTCACGACGACGCCCCGCCCACTTCCGATCATCAAGCGGCTGATGGCGGACAGGGGCACGGTCACGACGCGCGGAGCGACGCGGGACAATACCGCCAATCTGGCACCGGGCGCGGTCGCGGCGCTGATGGAGCGGTACGAAGGCACGCGCCTGGGTCGGCAGGAGCTGGACGGCGAGATCGTGGACGACGTGCCCGGCGCGCTGTGGACCCGCGACATGCTGGATCGGCTGCGCGTGCGAGAGGCGCCCGAAATGGCGCGCGTGGTCGTCGCAGTCGATCCGAGCGGTACGTCGGGCGGCGATGATGGCGACGATATCGGGATCGTCGTGGCAGGGCGCGGGATCGACGGTCAGGGCTACGTGCTGGAGGACGCGACCTGCAAGCTGTCGCCGGAAGGATGGGCGCGGCGCGCGATTACTGCGTATCACCGCTGGGGTGCGGACCGGCTCGTCGCGGAGCGCAATTTCGGGGGCGCGATGGTCAAGGCCGTGATCCGCACCGCCGATGCCTCGGTGCCCTACAAGGAGGTGACCGCCAGCCGGGGCAAGTGGGTACGCGCCGAGCCGGTGTCCGCGCTGTACGAGCAAGGGCGGGTGCATCACGTCGGCGGGCTGCCGGACCTGGAGGATGAGCAGGTGTTATTCACGGCGGGCGGCTATGCTGGCGAGGGCTCGCCCAATCGCACCGATGCGCTGGTGTGGGCGCTGACGGAGCTGATGCTGGGGCACCAGCGCGCCGAGCGGGTCGCATCGCCCGCGTCCGTCCCCACCATGGCCGGCGGCTGGCGCTAAGCCTAACCCAAGCCTAACTGCACCGCGCGCCGCCATCCCGTATGGTCCGCGGCGATGGCAACCGCCCCCGATGCCCCCGCCCCACGCCGCACCCGCGCCGATCGCCATGCGGAGATCCACGACCTCGCCATGCGCCGCTTCGACGACATCTACACCGCCGAGCGCGACGTGCGGCAGCAGGCGCTAGACGACCGGCGCTTCAGCACGGTACGTGGCGGCATGTGGGCCGGGCAATACGCCTACGGTGCCAGCGAAGACGAAGGCGATGCGGTCAAGCCTCGCTTCGAAGTGCCGAAGATCGCGAAGGCCCTCACCCGGATTTTCAGTGAGTATCGCGCCAATCGGGTCACGGTCGACTTCAAGGCGAAGGACCGGGACAGCAACGCGCGCGACGCGGACAATCTCGACGGGCTGTTCCGCGCCGACATGGAAGAGACGGACGGCGGCGGGCAGGACGCGTTCGATACGGCGTACGACGAGGGCACCAACGGCGGCATGGGCGCGTGGCGGCTGCGCTCCCGGTACGAGGACGAGAGCGACGAGGACAACGACCGCCAGCGCATCGCAATCGAGCCGATTTACGATGCGGATCAGACCGTGTGGTTCGACCGCAGCGCCAAGAATTACACCAAGTCCGACGCCCGTTTCGCCTTTCACCTGATCCCGATGACGCGGGAAGCGTTCGAGGACGAGTACCCCGATGCCGCCGCGTCCAGTGTCGACCGGCCGGTGACGCAGTTCGAGTGGTGGACCTCCGACGACCTGTGGCTCGCCGAATATTACGTCGTCGAGGACAAGTCGGTCGTGCGCGTCACGATGGAACGCACGATCCTGGAGGGCTTGCCGGGCGGGAGCGACGAGCCCGAGGTTGCGACCTACGACCTCGCCGATCTGGAGGACGAGCGCGACGACGGCACGACGCTATTGGCCGAGCTCAACGCGACCGGCTGGAAAGAGACCAGGCGCCGGCGCATCAAGCGCCAGCAGGTGCGCAAATACTTGTTGAGCGGCGCGGAGGTGCTGAGCGACGACGGCATCATCCCTGGCAAGCATATCCCGATCGTGCCCTTCTACGGCAAGCGCTGGTTTATCGACGGGGTCGAGTGGTTCAAGGGTCACACCCGCGACAGCATCGACGCGAGCCGCCTCTACAACATGATCGTGTCCGACCTTGGCGAGGCGGCTTCGGGCCCAGCGGATCAGACGCCGATCCTGCTACCCGAGCAAGTGCAGGGCTATGCCGACGTGTGGGCGCGGCGCCGCATCGACCGCCCCGCGTACCTTCCCCTCAATCCCGTGCTCGACAACGACGGCAACATCATCGCGTCGCAACCGGTCGGTTTCCTGCCGGTCGCCCAAGTGCAGCCGAACATGGCCGCGCTGTTGCAGGTGTCCGCGTCCGACATTGCCGAGCTGACGGGCGAGTCCGATCAAGTCGAGACGATCCCCGCCAATACCTCCGACGACGCCATCGCGCTGGTGCACGACCGCGCCGACATGCGGACGTTCATCTACAAGGACAATTTCCGCAAATCGATGGAGTGGTGCGGCACCGTCTATCAGGGGATGGCGAGCGAGCTCTACGTCGAGGATGGCCGCAAGATGACGGCCATCGGCGCGGACGGGAAGAAGTCACAGGTCGAGCTCAATCAACTGGTCACGACCCCGGATGGCGGCGAGTTCCGCAAGAACGACTTCACCAGCGGCACCTATGACGTGATCGTTGATGTGGGCCCGTCGAGCAAGACGCGCGCGGAAGCGACGAACCGCAGCCTGGAGAAGATCACCGCGACCGCCGCGCAGATCGGCGCCAACGACCTCGCCCGCCCAGCCCTTGGCATAATGGTGATGAACCTGGACGGCGAGGGCTTGGAAGGCCTGAAAGCCATGGAGCGCCGCGCCGGGCTCGCTGGCGGCTATGTCGAGCCCACCGAGGACGAGGCGCGCGAGATCGAAGCGGCGAAGGGCGAGCCGCAGCCGGACCCGAACATGCTGATCGCGCAGGCGCAGCTTGAGGTTGCGAGGGCGGAGACGTTGAAGGCGCAGGCGCAGCTTGCCGAGGCGGAGACGAAGCGCATCACGGCGGAAGCCAACGCCGAACTGGCGCGCGCCCGCACCGCGCAGACGCTGGCGCTGATCGACCAGAAGGACCGCGCGACGATCCTGGCGGAGGTCAAGGCCGCGACCGAGATGGAACAGCGAGACGAGGAACACGGGCATGCCCGCACCATGGACGCGGTTCGCGCGTCGACGGAGGTTGAGCGGCATGATCGGGATATGACGGGAGCCGACAATGGCAACGCAGCCTGACGACCTCGACGACGACGCGATCGACCAAACGGCGGATGATTCCGGCGAGGACGATGCGGCCGTCAACGACAACGCCGATGCGGGCGATGGCGACGACGAACAGCAAGCCGACGACGAGGAAGATGTCGTATCCTTCGCCGGCACGGAAGCCACGGGCGAGGTCGAACCCGAGGGTCTGCGCAATCTTCGCACCCGCCTGCGCCAGGTCGAGCAGGAAAAGCGCGAGCTCGAACAGCGCATCGCGCCCAAGGCCGATGATGTCGGCGCCAAGCCGAACATCGACGACTATTGGGAAGACCCGGACAAATACGACACCGACCTGCTCGCGTGGAACGAGCGCAAGCGCAAGGCGGACGAGCGCGTCAGTCAGCAGGACGCCGCCAACCGCGCCGCTCAGGAGCGGTGGCAGGCCCAAGAGCGCGAGTTCGAGACGTCGTGGGGCTCGCTGCGCAATGCCGCGAAGGACGCAGCGCGCGCCAAGGTGGAGGATGCGTTCGACGCGACGCAGCAGGCGATGCTGGTCAAGGCCGCGCGCGGCAATGCGGCGGGCCTGTTCTTCATGCTCGGCAGCAGCGACGAGCGCCGGGCCGAGCTGCTGAAAGTGGCGGGCGATCCCGTGGAATTCGTCGCGACGGCGGCGGTGATGGCAAAGGATATTCAGGTGACCAAGCGGACCCCTTCCACACAGCCCGAGACGGTGCACCGCGGATCGGGCGGCAGCGCCGGCAAGGTCGACGCCAAGCTGGAGCGCTTGGAACGCGAAGCCGCCAAGACCAACGACCGCACCGAGTTGATCGCGTACAAGCGCGAGCTCCGGGAGCGGGGCAAGTAGGGTATTGCGGAACGGCGGCGGGTGCTGTAAATCCCGCCGCACAAGCCATCGGTCCCCGTCGTACCGTAAACGACGCGTAGCGGCACCATCGGGCGGGAACGCCCTTGCTACGCAGGGACCATCATGGCCAACAACTTCACCAAGCAGGAGCTCGTCATGTTTGACGAGCTGGTCGACGGCTTCGACGATGCGCTCGTCATCGCCAAGCAGGCCACCAAGTACACGCCGGACAGCCCCGAGGCGATGCAGCGTGGGCGTGACCAGTTCTGGATTCCCGCTCCGATGATCGGCGCGACGTTCAGCGGCGTGGACCAGTCCGCCAACTTCGGCGACATCACGCAGACCCAAGTCCCGGTGCAGATCGGCTATTTCGAGTCCGCGAACGCCAAGGTCGGCCCGTTTGACGCGCGCAACGAGTCCGCGCTTCGCCAGTGGATCGACGCCGCCAAGCAGAAGCTGGCGAGCCGGATCAACTACACGCTCTACCAGACGGTGGCGCTTCAGGGCTCGATCACGGTCAAGCGCACCGTGTCGCCGACCGGCTACGACGACGTGGCGCTCGCCGATGCGGCCATGACCGAAATCGGCGCGTCGATGCTCGATCGCAAGATGGCGCTGGCCCCGCGCGTCGCGAACGCCATGGCGGGCAACCTGGCCAGCCGCAACGAAGCGACCAAGCGCAGCAGCGACGCCTACGAGCGCGCCATGATCAACAGCGACGTGGCCGGATTCGAGGTCTTCAAGAACGACCAGACGATCCTGCTCGCCGCGGCGACCGGCGGCACGACCACGGTCAACGGCGCGAACCAGCGCTACGTCCCCAAGGCGACCGTGCTCGACAATCTGGGCGTCGAGCAGAACGTCGACAACCGGTACAGCGATCTGGTCGTCACCGCCGTGTCGTACGCGAACATCAAGCCGGGCGACGCCTTCACCATCGCGGGCGTCAATTCGGTGCACATGATCTCGAAGGAGGATACGGGGCAGCTCCAGACCTTCCGCGTGATCTCCAAGCCGGCGGCGAACACGATCCGCATCGCGCCCGCGCTGATTTCGGCGGACTCCTCGCCGACCAAGCCCGAGACCGAGTACAAGAACGTGACCGCCACTCCGGCGAACGGCGCAGCGATCACGTGGCTCAACACCACGGCGGCGGCGCTCAACCCGTTCTTCGTGAAGGGCTCGCTGCTGCTCATTCCGGGCAGCTACGTGGTCAACGGGTCGGACGGCTGGAATGTCACGCAGGCGACGACCCCGCTCGGCATCGCGCTGACCATGGTGGCGCAGGGCGAGATCAACGACCTGTCCCGCAAGCTCCGCATCGACGCACGCTGGGGCACGGCGCTCACCAACCCCCAGCTCGCCGGTGTCGAGCTGTTCAACCAGGCCTAATGGAGGGCAACATGGCAACGACCAAGGACATCCCGGACGGCGCCGCTCCCAAAGGGCTGGGCCTGACCGACGCGGAACTCGCCGCGGCTCGGCATGAGGGCGCGAAGGAGGACGCGAAGGAAGCGGCCAAGGACGCGCATCGCTTCCTGACCGATGGCCAGAACCTGGGCGAACCGCCGCGCCAGCAGTGGACCGGGCACGACGACATCATGCAGTATGCCGGCGCGCTGGACCTCAGCGTCGCGGATTTCGAGAAGCGCATCAAGGCGGACGCCGAACCCGCGCTACCGGAGGAGAAGGTCTACGGCCTGCTCGCGCTGGAGCGCAACGGCCGCAACCGTACGCCGTACGTCAAGGCCGCGATGAAGCGGCTTGGGCTCAAGGCGGACGAGCTCCCCGGCGGCGGACCGGCGTACACGAACGACCTGACCAGCATCACCGACCTGTGAGCGACGGGCCGGACAGCTACCCGAGGATGCTGTACCGGCCCGGTTCGTCGCTGGTGATCTGGGGCGAGGCGGTCGACACGCTGATCGTCGACGATGCGGAGGCCGAGACGGCGGCGGCGGATCAAGGCTGGCGTCGCTCGCCCCTTCCCGATCCTCACCCGCTGGACCGCGACGGCGATGGCAATATCGGCGGCTCGCTACCGAAACGGCGACGGAGAGAGACATGAACGTCAAGATCGTCGACCCGACCACCGGAGAGCCGGTGGACCTGAACAACCAGGCGCTCGCCAAAGAGGCGTTCGAGCATACGCCGGCGGACGCTGACCTCCCCGCTGGCGTCAAGGCCGTCGTGTTCGACGCCAACGGCACGATGTCGTACAAGAACGCGACCGGCTCGGCGATCACCGGCTATCCGGTGTCGGCGGGTGTGCCTCTTCCCTTCATCCCAACCCGTATTACCGCGATGACGGGCCCCACCAAGTGCTTCATCCATACCGGCAACCGGTGACGTGACCACTCGGGGGTCTATCCTCGACGACGCGTTCGAACCGCTCGGGCTCGCCGATTGGGTCTTCACGCTCACGCCGGACGAGCAGGCGAAGGCGTTCCGCGCGCTGGATCGGATGATGTCGACGGCCCCATGGGAGGGGGTCGTCGATTACGTGCCCGGTGATGCGTCCCCGAACCGCGGCGACGATATCGGCGACCTAGAGGACGTGGCAGAAGCCATCGCAGCGAACCTCTCGCTCCGCCTAGCGCCCGGTTTCGGCAAGACGGTGAGCGGTGAGCAGCGCCGCATTGCACGCGCGGGGCTCAACCGGGTCACGGCCGCAACACTCGTCATCCCGCAGGACCAACGCGCGGCCTCACAAATCGCGGGCGCCGGCAATCGCTGGTACGGCGAGGTGGTGTAGGTGCAAGTCGCCATTCTGTCGGGAATCGTCAGCCGCGCGACCCCCGATCTCGTCCGCTCGCATCCGACCAACGTCATGCCGGTGGTCGAAAGCGGCGACGGAGGCGGCACCGGAATTTCGAAGGGTTATCTCCGCACTCCACCCGGTGTTCGCACCGTCGCCGCCATCACGGGCCCGGATCGCGGCGGCACCGACTGGAACGGCGCGCATTACCGGGTGATCGGTGCGAGCCTCGTCACGGTCGCGAACGACGGCGCAACGACGACCATCGGCGCTATCCTGAACGACGGAAAGCCGGTCACCTTCGCCACCTCGTTTGACCGCCTCGCTATCGCAGGGTCCGGCAACCTCTACTATTACGACGGCACGGCGCTGGTGCAGGTGACCGACCCCGACCTTGGCGCCGCGCTGTCCGTCGTGTGGCAAGACGGCTATTTCCTGACGACGGATGGAACGAGCATCGTCGCGACGGAGCTCAACGACCCGACCGCCGTGGACCCGCTGAAATATGGGTCATCGGAAGCCGATCCCGATCCGGTCGTGGGGCTCCTATCCCAGCGCAGCCGGCTCTACGGCATCAATCGTTACAGCATCGAGGTGTTCAACAACGTCGGCGGCACCGGCTTCCCGTTCGCGGTTAGCCGGGGTTCGCAGATCCCCAAGGGAGCGGTCGGGCCCCACGCCTACAGCCCTTTCGTGGAAACTTTCGCGTTCGTCGGGTCCGGGCGTAACGAGGCGCCGGCCGTTTACCTCGCCGGGTCCGGGCAGGGCATCGGGATTAGTCCGCGCGCGCTCAACATCGAACTGGAAGCGCTGAACGCGGACCAACTTGCGGCGATCGAGGTCGAGACGCGCAACGTTGGCGGACTGGTCGAATTGCTGGTGCACCTCCCGAACGTCACGTGGGCGTACGGCTGGACATCATCGCAGCAGGCGGACTTGCCGGTGTGGTACAGGCTGGCGGCGCAGAACGGCCCGTATGTTCCGCGTCACCTGACCCTTTCCGGCGGGCTGTGGTGGGTCGGTTCAGCGACCGCGCTGGGCGTGATCGACGACACGATATCGGCGGTATTCGGCGAGGACCTGGCATGGAGCTTCGATACGCCCCTCACCTACAATGCGGGCAATGGCGCGATCTTCCATGCGGTCGAGCTCGTGACCATCGGCGGGCGGAGTGAGGAGGGCGATACGGTCGCGCTGTCCTGGACCGATGACGGAGTGACCTACGGCGGCGAGCGGTTCACCAGCACCGGCATTGCGGGACAGCGGGCGGTGCGTCCGGCCTGGCGGAGGTTGGGCCGTATGCGGTCGTGGCGAGGGTTGCGGTTCCGGGGCGTGGCGCGGTCCCCGGTCGCGTTCGCGCGGCTGGAGGCGACGTTGGAGGGCCTGAATGGCTAGGCTTGACCAGAACGACTATACCTATCTGACCGACCGCGAAATCGCGAGCACCGGACTAGGTTCGACCCCGGCGGCGGTCAGCTTCGTCGCGGACCTGCAACGCGCGGTCTACACCGACCAGCCGGCCGATACGGCGGTCGCACAAGAGACAGCCGAACAAGGCGTGACGGTCGGAACGGCAGCGCAGGTTGCGGCGGACACGGCGCAAACGACCGCGGATCAAAGCCTGACCGATGCCGCGACGGCACAAGTCCGCGCCGACGATGCCTACGACCTAGCCGAAGGAAAGGTGCAGAAGGATGCCGGACCCGCGTTCGCCGCGCCGCTTGCCACGACCTCGCGAGCCGCGCTCCCGGCCTATGCCGGTGGTGTCGCTGCCGTTGCCTATGACGCGGCCGAAGTCGGCGCGTTGAAGGCGCAGGTGGCGGTCCTGACGGCGCAGCTCGCGGCGGTGGTGACGGATTTGCGCGGGAACCACGCGCTCACGCCGTGATCGATGTCCGCCCGTTGCGGTCGCGCGCGTTCGTCGACCGCATCCTGACCGACCCCGCCATCGGCCCCAAGATCGCGCACGACGACCGCTCGCCGGGGTTCATCGATCACCCTTCGGTCAGCTACTGCGGCGGCTATGTCGACGGGCGGCTTGCGGCGGTGTTCACTGCGGTGCAGTTCAGCCGGTGGGAAGTGGAGGTGCACGGTGCGGTGTTGCCGGTGGCCTTGCGACACGGCCGGGCGCTGGGGCGGTTGTTCCTGGACCGGGTGTTCGCCGATCCTGATGTGATGCGCTGCACCGCGTACGTGCTAGGCTCGCTGCCGAGCGCGGCGAACTGGGTTCGGAAGCTCGGCTTTACCGACGAAGGGCGGCGGCGGGAGGCTTGCCGGGTCGACGGGGTGGCGTGCGACGTGCTGGTGTTGGGGGTGACGCGGGGGGAGTGGTTAGCGGCGCTCCAACAGCGCGATGATCCGGTCGAGCTTGGTTGCGATGATCCAGAGCAGGCCGCCGGCACCACCAATAAGCAATCGAAGAACCATGTCATCGTCTAAATCGGGCAGCAATGCCTGCGCTACCAACAGGAGGACGACTAGCCCGGCAAGAACCGCGACAACGCCGGCAATCGTGACGAATCGATGCATGGCGCGGCGCATAGCGGCTTGCCCGAGACGTAGCAACGTGGTAGCCGATACCCGCCCGCGTAAAGCCCCTCCGGCAAGGCTCCAGAACCAAGGTTCGGAGCACGCGTGTCCTTCATCGGCGATGCCATAGGTTCAGTGATCGGTGGTATCACCGGCGCCAAGCAGTCCGCCAAGGGCGCGCAGGCGGCGGCGCAGACACAGGCGACCTCGGCGGACAAAGCCATCGCGGAGTCCCGACTGGCCCGCGAAGAAAACCGCGAAATACAGCAGCCGTTCGTTGACGCGGGCTCCAAGGCCATCGCGCAGCAGATGGGGCTGATCGGCCTAAACGGTACCGGCGCGCAGACAAGCGCTGTCAATGGTCTCCTGACCTCCCCCGAGTACACCACCGGTGTCCAACAGGGCGAGGAAGCGATCCTCGCTAACGCGGCGGCGACGGGCGGACTGCGCGGTGGCAACACGCAGAACAGCCTCGCGCGTTTCCGGTCGGACCTTCTCGCGCAGGTGTTCAACAACCAGTTCCAGCGGCTCGGTCAGGTCACCTCGATCGGACAGAACGCGGCGGCTGGCGTGGGCAACGCGGGCATCCAGACCGGGCAGATCATCGGCAATCAACTGACGCAGCAAGGCGCGGCCCTCGCTGGCGGCCAGCTCGCGGCAGGCAACATGGTCGCGAACAACTTCAACACCGGCATCAAGCTGGCTAGCGCAGTGGCGGCGTTCTGATGGCTATTGGCCCGATCGATTACGGCTCCATGCTGACACAGCTGGACGTGACCCCTCTGCTACAGGCGTCCCAAATTCGCGGCCAGCGCAAGCAGGGCGAAGCGCAGACCGCTGCCATTCAGGCGCGTACACAACTCGCGAAAACCGAGCTGGAAGCCAAGGCGGCTAAGGAGGCCGCGTGGACCGCCTCTATCGGCGATGTAATGAAGAACCCCACGACGCAGGGCTTCAACAACCTCCTACTCCGGTATCCCGACGAAGCGGCGGCCATCAAGGCTGCATCGGACGCGCAGACGGCCGGCCAGCGCACGCGCAACGTCCAAGCCGCGATGACACTCGGCGGGCTGGTCAACTCGGGCATGACCGACCGCGCCCTCGCCTTCCTGCAAGAGCGGAAAGGTGCATTGGTCGAGGGCGGCGAGTCCACGGAAGTCACCGACGACCTGATCGACGCGCTGAAGAAGGGCGACACAACCCGCGTCAAGGCGCTGTCGGGGCTGGTGATCGCGGGCACGCTCGGCGACGGCGCGGGCGATGTGCTCGAAACACTCGGCTGGGGTCCGAAGGCGCAACGCGACGCGGCGAAGGATGAGCGGGACGCCGAACGCCTCCGACTAGCGCAAGAGCGTGAGGACCGCATGGAGCGCGCCACGAACGCCGCCATTGCCGGGCGCAACCGCGATGACGCGCGACAGGACCGGAGAGCGACGGGCGGCGGCGGCTCTGGCGGCGGGCCGAGCGGTTTCATCACCGTGAACGGGCGCCTGTACCGAAAGAAGCAGCCGTAATGCAGCAGCTTGATGAGGTACCCGAGGGCTACGAGCCTGTAACCGATCCGACCGAGGTGCCGGAAGAAATCCGCAAGAAGGTGGGTGTCGCTGGCGTTCGAGCATTGCTTGGCATGACCACGGGCACCGGCGCGTCCGGCAAGGCCATGCCCGAATGGGCAGACAAGAAGTATTCTCCGCAGATCGAGACGTACGGCGGTCTTTCGACAGCTTTGAACACGTTCAAGGACGACTTCGGCGGCAACACTCTTACGGGCGGTCTTGAGAACACCATTCAAGGGGCGTGGGGAGGCTTCGGTTCCGAAGGACAGCGCGATTGGTGGGCGCAGTTCAAGAGCAACGACAACCAGATCAGGAACAAGCTGTTCGGCTCTGCGCTGACGGAAACGGAAAAGGCCGCTTACGAGTCCACGACGGTCAGCCCGTCGATGGACCCGGCTGAAATTCGGCGAAATCTCGCGAGCCGCAAAGCCATCGTGCAGAAGGCGCTCCAGAGAACGACCAAGTTCCTGAAAGCGCAGGGCTACAACCCGGACTCAATCTCGGCGCTGGCTGGCGAGTATGCGCCTGAATTGGGTGCAATTGACGACGAGCCCAAGGAAGGAGGTGATCCAGCATCTACCGCAGCGGGGGCAGCCGATGGAAGCGGCACGCCCCCGCCCGGTCCCGATGGCCGTACGGCACCCCCCGGCACCGAACTGAAGTTCAACGACGAGATTCCGCCCGAGATCTCGAACGCCGTTCACCTGACCGACGAGCAAAAGGCGACCATCGCCCGCGTCGCTCAGTCCGGGGCGAGCGCGGAAGAGATCAGGGGCGTGTATCAGGGCATGGACCTGCCCGGCCCGTCCGTCGAACAGCTTGCGCCCATCGTCGCCTTCTATGCCGACCCGGCGAAGCGGGGTGTGGCGCCCATCGTCGGCGACGTCGACAACAGCATCAAGCCTGTCGACTCCGGGCAAGGCGCCGGCGCGGCGTTCGCGGAAGGCGTGGCGAGCTGGATTCCGTTCAGCACCGAAGCCGGGGCGATCGTGGACACGGTCCGCAATGGCGACACCTACGACAAGAACCTGGACATCCGACGCGGCGAGCGGCTGTTTAACCAGCAAGAGCACGGGTTCGCGCGCGAGGCGGGAGCGTTCGTCGGCAGCTTGCCCATCGGCGGCATGCAGTTCGCAGGCGCAAAGGCGGCGGCTCGAGCGGCTGGCGTCGCGGCGATCCGCTCCGGTGTCGGGCGGGGCGCGGCGGAACTGGCGGCGGCGCGGGTATTCGCGTCCCGAACTGCGGTGGAAAGCGCGGCGATCTCCGGCGCGTACGGGTTCGGGAATGCGGAGGGCGATCTAGGCGACCGGCTCGGCAAGGGAGCACTGGACGCTGGGGTCGGTGCCGTCGCGGGTGGCGCGCTGGCGTATGGCGGGTCGCGGCTGGCGTCGCGGCTGGGCAATCGCGCGGCGGCAGTGCCGGCGCTGACCGACCAACAGGACGCGCTACAGGCGGCGGAGCGGCAGGACATCATCCCCTTCCCTGCCGATATGGGCGGCGGGGCAACGCGGCGACTGACTGGCGCGGTATCGCAGACCATGGCCGGCGCGGGGCCGATACGTGCGGGTGCCGAGGCGACGCTTGCCAGCGCAGAGGCCGTGCGTAATCGCGTCGCGGCCTCCATCGGCCCGGCGACGAACAACGCCGAAGCGATTGGCGAGACGGCGCGCACCGGAGCTCGAGCATTCATCGCGCGCACGGGGCAGCGGATCGGGCGCATCTATGACGCTGCGGCGGCGACTGCGGGCCGCGCGACCGTCGACACCCCGGAAGCGCGGCGCGTGCTCGACCAGGAGCTGGCGCCCCTGCTGGAATCGCCTGTGCGCGGACCCGGCGTCGGTATCCTCCAAGGCCTGCGCGATGCGCTGGACCAGCCGCAGACCGTGCGCGGGCTACGGGAAGCGCGGACGCAGATTCGCGAGCAATTCGAGAACGCAGGACTGCGCGGTTCCAACCTCGAGCGCGTCGCCGGGCGTGTGGTCGACGCCGCGACCGACGATCTGGTCAACGGGCTGCGTGCCCAGGGGCTCGACCGCGCCGCGACGCAGTACCGCGTGGCGGATCGCATGTGGCGCGAACGGCTGGCGACGATTGACGATCACCTGACGCCGATCATTGGCGATGCCGGAGGTCCGGGCATGAAGTCCGGCGAGCAGATCGTGACCGGGCTCAAGTCGGCGATGGCGGGCAACAATCGCCGCTTCGCCGGGTTCATTCAGGCGCTACCGCCCAACGAGCAAGCCATGGTGCGCGCCTCGCTCATTCAGCGGCTCGGCATGGCGACCAAGGGGCAGCAGGATCAGGGCGGCGAGGTATTCTCGCTGGCGACGTTCCTGACCAACTGGAACGACATCGGCGCCCGCGCGAAGGATACGCTGTTCGGCGCGGAGGGTCGGGCTGCGCTCAACGACCTCGCGACCTACGCCAACCAGGCGAAGCAATCGCAGAAGTTCGCCAATCACTCGAACACCGGCGGCGCGATGGCGAACCTGTCGGCGATCTACAATTTCACAACGCTGGGTACAACACTGGTCGCTGAAAACCTGGGCGGTCGCCTACTCGCGTCCCCCCGCTTCGCCCGGTGGCTAGCGCGCCCTCCCCGCGTCGCCAATCCCGTCGCGGCGCAGGCGCATATCGCCCGCCTGTCGCGCATCGCCCGCGCCGAGCCTGCCATCGCGAACGACGTTCTCGCGCTCCAGACGCGGCTTGCCGACGCGTTCGGGGGCACGTCGACACGACTCGCAGCGGAAGAAGGCAACCCAAAAGCCGATGTAATCGATCGGCAGCGCGGTGAGGACGACCGCCAGCAAGGCGGGACGCAGCCATGATCGCATTCACACAGGATAGCAGCCGATGACGGCCGTCGCCAACCCTTTCCCGCTGTTCAGCGATACCCAGGCCCGTCTGATCGACAACGGTCAGGTGTTCATCGGCGCGCCCGACATGGACCCACAGACCTCGCCCAAGGCTGCGTTCTGGGATGCGGCGCGCACGATCCCCGCGACCCAGCCGTTGCAGACCATCGCGGGCTATATCGTCAACGCGGGCGCCCCGGCCGTGCCCTATGTCGATGGCGACTATTCGATCCGGGTCCGCCAGAACGACGGCACGCAGGTCTATTATCGGGCGCGGGTCAGCAACGACGCCACGCAGGTCAGCGCCTCGCTTCCGCTGTTGAAGGAAGCCGATATTATAGGCGGAGTCCGCTTCTATGACGGCTCGTGGTGGTTCTGGGCCGCTGGCGACTACACCGGCAAGGCGGACGATATCGACATCGTGAAGGCGAACAGCACCGCCCTCACGACCGGCGCATGGGTACGTCAGCTCGCCGGCAGCACCATCGCGCGCCAGTCCACCAGCGCGCCCTACATTCCCGCCGACCGCCTGTTCGGCCGCACCCAATTCGCCGACGACTGGACCCGCGCGAGCCACGACAGCGACGCCGACACCATCATCGAAGCGCTGGCGGACGTGGCGGCCGGCAACACGCAGGGCAAGGGCAAGCTGCAACTGCTCGGCCGCGACTATACGCTCGGGCAGACCGTGTTCGTGCCCAGCCTGACCGCGCTGGAAGGTGTGGGCGCCGAGTCCGTCCTGATCTTCGACGGTGTGGACCCGGCGACGATCACCGGCAGCGGATCGAGCCCGCGTTGGGGCAACCTCCGCACGACCGCGCTCTGCATGGCGGGCACGAACCCCGACGACATGGCGGGCGGCACCTACAGCGACGGCCACACCGGGGATTACCCCATCGCGGACCTGCGTGCCTTCGCGGCCGCGACGACGCTTGCCGAGGGCGCGACGCAATTCTCCGTCCCCGCCGGGACTGCGAACGACGTGGCGGCGGGCGACTTCATCCGCGTGGAAAAATGGGTCATCGGCTGGCACTACGCGGTGCATGAGATCGCCCAGGTCGCGGACAAGATCGGCGACACGATCAACCTGACCAAGCCGCTGCGCTACGCCTACACCAACGCGAGCGGCGACGCTGGCAACGACTTCATGGAGCTGTTCGCCTATGCGGGCGGCCCTCCCCCGGGTGTCCTGAGCGGGACGTTCTTCGCGCGGCGGCAATCCGGCTGGCGGCGTGTGGCGCCATGCGAGGGCGCGTCGGTCCGCAAGCTGGCAATCCGCAACGTCAACACGTGGCCGCAGTACGCGAACCTGTCGCTGGGCATCTTCCGCGGCTTCAAGTGCTCGGCGGAGGACATCTGGTGCCAGGGCGGCGGCGTGTGGAACCTGGACAGCGACAACACGACCTTCACCAACCTGCGCATGGACCGGATCGACTCCGCCTACGCGCAGACCGATTTCCTGCCCGCGAACGGCTCGACCAATACCCGGATCACCAATCCGTACCTCAAGGGCGGCAACACCGACCTAGAGGAAGGGACGTGTGATCTGGAGATCAACGGCGGTACGTTCTTCGGGCACATCTTCGTCAACTATTTCAACCGCGACGTGCGTATCCGCGACGTGTCGGTGACGCTCAACAGCGGCTATGCCCTGCGGATCGACAGGAGCGCGAACGTCTCGGCGCATGGCGACTTCGTATCGCCCCAGCCGGCGGTGCAGTCGGGTTCGGAGGACTTCTTCTCGCTCTACCCCGGCGCGACGCTGGCGCACTGGCTGGCGGTCGGCGGCTATTGGGACGGCGCCGGGGTTCGGCTCATGCCCGGCAGCTACGCCTATTCGACCGCGAACAACGGCTTGGACATCTATACCGAGCAGACGATGATCGCGGACGGCGCCGAGGTCGGTGGCCCGTTCGGCGATGTGGTGGACGTGGACAGCGCGGCGGCAACCTACGTCGTGGGCACGCTGCGCCGGCGCCAGGACGGGATGCAGGCGGGCTCCCCGGCGGTCACGGCCAAGCCGACGTTCTTCCCCGCGCACCCCGCGCAGGAGGTCCGCGACACGACGACGGGCAAGCTGTGGCGGCAGGTCAACCGGAACGCGAAAACGGCGGTCGCAACGGCGCTGACCTCCACAACGTTCACGGTCAACGCGAACACTACCAACGGCGGGGTCGCGGTCGGCGATGTCGCCAAGGTGCTGATCGAGAACACCGCGTCGGTCACCATCAACGCCGTGGTCTACACGTCCGGCAACGCCCGGAAGTGGCATTATTCGGCCGTGCAGGCGATCGACACTGGTAGCGGCCTGGTGACGATCACCACCGCCGTCCCCGCGAATTGGTCGGTCAAAACCGGCGCCAACGGCATCCAGTATTTCGCGAGGTGGGGATAATGACCCAGCAGCAGCTTGCAGACCTGAAAGCGCAGGCCGGTGCCGCGCGCGTGTGGGCGGATCGGCCCCTGTCCTATTGGGGCGATATCCAGGACCGGGACGCGGCGCGGGTGGCGGCGAACGATCTGGCGGAAGAGTATTTCGCGGCGCTGCGCGCGTCGAAGGGGACGGCGTGACCGCCCTCCTCGCCCTGAACGTCGTGCTTTGGGCATGCGTGCTGGCGCTCCTTGTCCCGCCTCTGTGGCGATCGGTGCGCCGGTGCCCCCGTTCTCTCGATAGCCTGTGGGTCGTGTGCCTGATCGGCGTCTGCAACCGGCTGGCACTGGCGATGGTGGCCGTGCCCCCGATGCTGGCAACCATCGCCTCGGCTCTGCTGGCGCTTCTCTTCGGCACCGTCGTGTGGAGCTACCAGCGTGACGATCGCAGCTAAGGTGGGCGACTTCACATGGAGCACGCTGTTCGGCGCGCTGGTGGTGCTTATCAACGGCACGGCTTTCGGCGTCTGGCTCAAGACACGCCCGCGCATGGCTGAAATCCAGTCGCATCGCGAGGAAAGCGAGGCCGCACGGCTGGGCGCCCGCGTCGACACGTTGGAGAAGATGGTCGACCGTCTTCATAGCAAGATCGACCAGGAACGCGCCGAACACGATGCGCTGATTACGGTCATGCGGCACCGGCTGAACAACAGCCGCGAAGTGCTGCGCTCGATGATTACGCTGCTGAGGGTGGCGCCCGAGAAGGTCAGCGTCGCGCTGGACCGGATCGAAGCGATGATGGCCGAGCAGGAAAAGCAGGAGGCGGCGGAAAAGGCCGCGTTCCATGCCGTGCGACTTGCGGCGGTCGCGGCAACCGATGATCGGGTGAGGGGAACGAGCGTATGACCGAACCACGCTGGCTAACCGCCGCGCGAGCAAAGCTGGGCACCCGTGAGGCGTCCGGTGCCGCGAACAACCCGACGATCATCGGCTGGGCAAAGCGGCTCGGGAAGAAGGTGCTCGGCATCGCGTACAATGCGGATGCGACCCCTTGGTGCGGGGTGTTCGCCGCCGCGTGCATGCAGGAAGCGGGCATCGCCCCGCCGCCTATCGCCGTGCGCGCGAAGGCATGGGCGGAATGGGGTTCGCGCCTGCGGATCGACCGCCTCGCACCTGGCGCCGTGCTGGTGTTCCAGCGCGACGGCGGCGGGCATGTCGGGTTCTACGTTGGCGAGGACGCGACCGCCTATCACGTGCTCGGCGGGAATCAGGGCGACTGCGTGTCGATCACCCGCATCGCCAAACTGCGGCTGATCGCGGCGCGCTGGCCCAAGGGTGAGCCGGTGATCGGCGGGCCGGTGGCGATGACGACGTGGGGCAAGCCGCTTTCGAGGAATGAGCTGTGAGGGACCACCGCCCATGGTGGGCACCCGACGCGCGCGGCTGGATCGGTATCGGCGTGTTCGCGCTCTCCGTCCTGCTGCTGGCGATGATGTACCGCAACACCGCCTTCCGCAACGACGAGTTCATTCAGACCATCGCAACGCTGGTAATCGGGACGGCCTTCGTCGGTGGTGTCGTCGCTTGGGCCTACGCCGCGACCAAGGGCGGTGGCGAGCTGGCTGAGCGCAATGCCGACATCGTGAAGAAGCAGGCGGAAGCATCGCCGCCCATATCGGAGGACAAGCCATGAAATTCGGCAAGCTGCTCGGCAAGGGCGTCAGCGTCGTCAAGGCGAACCCCGAACTGGCACTGATGCTGGCGGGGCTCCTGGCTCCGAAGCTGGTCGCAAAGGCCGCGCCCAAGATCGCCACGGCCATCGCGGTGGCGAAGGCGGTCAAGTGATCGGGCTCGGCCTCTCCATTCCGGCGCTGGCGTACCGGCGGGGCGGCGGGGGTACGCCTACGCCGGCCGAGCGCTTCATCGCCTCGATGAATTACACGCCGACCAGCGAAGGCACGATCAACGCGGCGTATCTGACCCACGTGTTCAGCTTCTCCAGGTATCTGCCGGTTGCCGCCAAAGACGTGACCTTTGCTTGGACGGGTTGCCGGATTTCGCCATCGACCGGCAGCGGGCCGCACATCAACAACGCCTACGCTATCCCGATCTCGCAGGCATATGCCAAGATCGACGGTGCTCCCACTTCCGTGGTGCCACTGACGTTCGGGGGCGTCGCTCCTAGCATTGGAAGCCCCAAGCTGGTCAATCCCGGCGATATCATTGTTCGGGCAGATACGCTCACGCCTGAGATGTTTGGCTACAGCGGCCAGTTTCCGGCAGGCACGATTATTCGCTCCGAAACCCGGCACGACTTTCCGGGGACGACGCTAAGCTATGCCTATCCGATTTCGCACGAGACAACGGACGGCACTAACCGGCTCCGTCGATTTGACCCCGCCGTTGGAAACGCTGACCTTACTCAGCCCGGCCTGTTCACGACCAGCGGTACGATCGGAAGCAATCCGGCTGTTGGCATCGTGCCGTTCCTTATTGGAACGCCGGTCAGCGGCGCCCAGCGGGTGGCGATTGCACGCGGCGGATCAAATACGGCGGGAACGGGCGACTCAACTCCCAACCGCGATGGCCGCGGCTTCTTCCAGATGGCGATGTCGACGCTGGGCTGGCCCTGCGCCAACTTCGGTGTGCCGTCTAGCACATCGCTCATGGGCTCAACCTCTGACTACGTAGCGTATTACTATCGCTTCGCCACAGACGGCTTCCTCAACGGCGGCAGCAACGACATGCCCGGCGTGCCCTACACGACCGTGCAGACGCGCAACCAGGCCGAGCGTGATCGCATGAAGTCGGCGGGCATCGCGCGCGTGTATGTCGGCGCGCTCCCGCCTGAGACAACTTCCGCGACGGATTGGACGACCGAAGCGGCGCAATCGTACACGGCGAGTAACGGCCCCGGCGGCAACCTCGAATTGTACAATGCGTCGCTGCCAACACTCGGCTTCGATGGAAATACGACCGAAACCGCGATCCGGGGTGTCAACACGTCCAAGTGGAAAGAAATCACCCCCGCCTATACGAACGACGGGCAGCACCGCACGACGGTGGCGCACGCGCTCAGTGCGACGGCGTTGGCAAGCGTCATTAGCGCCGGTTCGGTCACTCCCGTTTCGATCAGCGGCACCCCGCCTTCGGCTGGAACCGTGGGCGTCGCCTATAGCTTCACGCCAACGACCTCGAATGGGTCGGGCACGAAGACGTTCGCCCTCACCGGCACGCTGCCTGCCGGCCTGTCCTTCTCTACGTCAACGGGAGCTATCAGCGGCACACCCACCACAGCGGGCACTGTGACGGGCCTCAACATCACGGTCACGGATACGAGCGGAAGCGCCTCTCTGGGCACGTTCTCCATCGCGGTGGCTGCTGCTCCGTCCGGCTTCACCGATGCCATGGGCACCGCCTACGCGGCGGACAGCGACGTCCCAACGGCGAACC